GCTCGGTTTGGTCGAGCGAGTAGTTGAGGAACGCGGTGTCGGTGAGCAGGAACTGACCGGACATCTTCGCGGACGCGAAGCCTTCCGGCAGGGTGCCGCGAGACGAGCCGCCGCCGATGACGAAGCCATCTTCATCCAGGTCGTTCGAAAGCATCAACCGGGCGTTTTTGGCGACCGCCACCGCTGCGCCGTTGATTTTCAAGGTGGTCTCGAAACCACCGAACCCGCGGTGCGCGGAAGTGGTCGGGGTCGAATCCAGAATGGACGCCGCCTTGCTGAAGTTGGCGCCGACCATGGATGTCGTAAACGAGACAAAGCCACCGGACTGGATGTCAATCATCAGCTCGTTGACCCGGCAGCCGTGGTAGCGGATAACCCGGCCGGAACCCGACAACGTGGCGCCATAGTCTCGCTCGATGGTCAGGCCCACCGGCAGGTTGCCGATGCCGAAGGTGTGGGTGTAGGGGCCGGCGCCCGTGGTGGTGACGCCACCGAAGGCATGTTTCATCAACAGTCCGAACCACTGCGGGTTGACCACGCCGTTGAGGTCGCCGCGCACGTCCTTCTTGTCCAGCACGCCTTCCGCCCTGGTGCGCCCGGCGCCCAGGGTTTCGTCTTGAACCTTGGGCTGGGAGGCGTTCAGGTTTTCGGAGACAAGATAGATTTCAATGCCGTTGGCCGGGCTGGGAGCCGCGCCGTAGGTGGTTTCTTCGTAGGCGATAAATCGGGCTTCTGAGCCGCGGGCCTGGTTTGCCATTGTGGTTCCTCGTTAAATCAAGAAGTTAGGCCCGCTTACGGGTCGTTGCGGAACATTTTGAAAAGCCCGACAGCCGCCATGCCGCCGGAGACGATTTGTCCGACCACAGCCGGGTCGACCTGGTAGCCGGCCATCCCAAGCAAGCCGACGATGACCCAGCCGAAACCGGTCTTGGTGGACTCCTGGCTAAAATCAAATTTCCACTTCATGGGTCAGCCTCCGGGGTGCGGTCGGTGCGATTGATGGGCCAAGATGACGATGAGCGCCATCAACAGGATTTCGGGGTTCGGGTGCGGGTGGCTCAGGTCCACGAGCCAGGTCATCAGGTACGTGCCAGCCCAGATGCCGGCGGCAATCACTGCCAGGCTGTAGACGGTGCGCCCCCGGTCGCGCATGTCGTTTAGGGTCATCACCGCCCAAATCAAAATCACACTTGCCGCCACCGCTTCCAGCCATTCAATTGCCACGCTCATTGTCTCCACCCCGCCGCTGTACCCCCCGGACGCGGCCGTCTATGTAGGCGTCCACGTACCGGAACAGTCCGGGGACGATGTGCAGGACCAGCAGCCCCAGCAGGAACGCCACGGCGTCCTCGGTTCGGCGGCTGAGCCCCAATTCCAATGCCGCGGCCGGCGCGATGTACCAGGCCACCGCAGCGCCGCTCAGGACAGACAGCACGGCTTCGATGCGGCGCATCGGGTCGCTCCACCGCAGCATCACCAACGCGCCGGTCATGCCGGCGATGGCGTCGGATGCTTGCGGGAGGCTTTCGAATGGGCCGCCAGGTTCGTGCACGTCAGTCCCCGTACCCGGCAGCCATCAATGCCGCCTGGAAGCGCATGGATTCGCCCGCAATCTTGCCGGCCTTGTCGGTGCCGTTGATGATTCGGCGGGCGTTCCGGTAGTGCACCAACTCAGCCGGGCCTTTGTCCGGAAGGAACCGGGCCAGCGTGCAGGGCGCATTCTTGAACCGTGCGAACCAGCCGGCCTCCATGCCGTGGACCATAATGTCCGCGGCGATGGCCGGGTCCATGGCGAGGTCGAGGTTCTGGAGCAGTGCGCCGCCCAGATTCAGCTCCCGATCCGCCCGTTCGTAATTGGCCCGCCAGGTCAGTTGCACGTAGCCCCGGCCGTAGAACGGGAAGTAGCGCAAATTCGCCCGCCGCCACGCCTCGCTGAGCCAGTAGGCTTCCCGCACCGGCTGCATGGTGTACGCGGTTTCGTGGTAGGCAGTCGCCAGAGCGTAAGCCGCGTAAGCCACCGGCCATTCCGCCTTGGCGATGGCGGCCAGGAGCGCTTCCAGGCCAGCCACTTGCGGCTTGGATAACTTCCCGTCAAACAGGGACTTGCGGACTTGGGCGTAGAAGGTTTCGGTCTTCATGGCGTCATCCGGTGAATGGCTGGGCCGGGCTGCTGATTTGCTTGGCAGCGACAAACGTCAGCACGCGCCACAGCACCGCTTGGTCGTAGCCGTGCGTGTTGGCGGACATCTTTTCCATGGGGTCGTAACCGTCCACCAGCAGACCCAGCAACGCGGCATCCACGCGGGCCTCGACTTCATCGGCTTGCACCACGGCATCCTCGCCGCGGCGACTGCGGCCATTGGCCAAGGCCAGCCAGACCACGACTTGCTCGATTTGCTCCTGGTGGACCCATGGCCCGCTGGTCTGATTGGGCAGTGCCGCGAACTCGCCGTGAACGACGTAGGCGGCCGGGAACCTTTCGGGGTCTTCGATGGCTGCAGCATGGTCCGCCGCGCCGCCGACCTCCCGGAACAGCGGGTCGCCGTCTTTGGTCAGGGCGTCCAGGGTCGCGACGCAGGCGGCCCGCAGGTTCATCGGTCGCCACCCAGCCGGCCCATCTGCCGGGCCATTTCGCGTTCCAGCCGGGCGGATGCGAACGCTTCCATGTGGGCAGAGATGCCGCCGAGGCCCACGGCTTTGGTGCTGACCCGTTGCTCCTCGATGGGAAACCGCTTCTTTCCCTTCCGCTTGTAAATCCCGAGATGCCCGGTCGGCATCCTGGCGACGAACGCGCCGGAAAAGAAAAACCGCTGCTTTCCGGCGTAGGACCCCGAGAGCTTTTGCTGCGCTTCGGGGTCCATCGCCCGCGGCGTGAAGGGCTGAAAGTATTTCAGGGACAACGGGTTGAGCCCGGCCCACACTGAGCCGGTGGCCTGCTGCCGGCTGGATGACCAGAAGAACCGCAGCGGACCGGTGCCGGACTTGCCGCTCGGTCCCTTCTGCGCAAAGCCGATGCCGCTTTTCTCCCGGGCGTACTTGCGCCCGGCGGCCGCGGTGTCGCGGGTGGTGGTGGAAACGGCCTGGCTGGCGTAGCGGGCCGCCCGGTTGCCGAACTGCTCCAGGCGGTCGCGGACGGTATCGGTGTCGGGCGCCTTGATTGTGATAATCACGGAGCCAGCCTCCGCAGTTCCAGCGTGGCTTCATCCATCAAGCGGTCCACGATGGTTTTCGTGATGCGGAAGCGCTCGGCGCCGATTTCCAGTTCATCGCCGGCGACCAGGCCCGGCGCGTCACTCCAGATGATTCGAAACGTGGGCACCACGGGTTCGGCGCGGGAATCCAGCGGACTGCCGACGGCGGACTCATAGATGCCGGTCAATGCCTGGCTGCCGGTCGCGCTCACCCACACCGCGTCGTCGTGCAGCGCACGGGTCGCGGTTTGAAGTGCGGCGATGGCAGGGTGCAGGCTCATGCCTTGGGCTCAGCCTCGGGCTTGGCGGCTTTGCGGGGCGGCGGGTCTTCGGGCGCTGACTCAGCCTTGCCGCTGTGAATCATCTCGGCAGCGAGAGCCGGTTTCACGTCCACAATTTCGCCCACCTTGACATCGTGCTCGCCCAGCCAGAACGGGCGAAGTGCTTTGACCTTCATCGGTCCTCCTTAAAAAAAGGGCGGGCGGACCCGCCCCAGGGAGCTACGGTGGGAGAAATTAGGTAATGGTGGCGGCCTTGCTGAACGCGCCGGCATAGCGCACGGCTACATCGCAGGAGTAGAACGCGCGAAGACCAACGATGCCGGCCTTGAAATCGGCATACGGGTTGACATCCAACTCAAGCACGCCCCATTCGCCGATAACAACTTGACTCCAGTCACCGAAGGCCATGGTGGCGCTGGGCATCTGCAGAGAAGTCATGGCGCGGAAACCCTCGACGGTGCCATCCAGGATGTTGCCTTCCCAAAGCGGCGAGTCGGTGCCGGACACCCGCACGCGACCCTTCAGCAAGGCGGCGACGGCCGGGGTGGTCAGGTAGCCGCAACCCATGGTCAAGGCATTGCTGGCGGCCACGTCGGTCTGGAATTCCAGGATTTGGGCATAGGCCAGCGAGGTGCCGGTGACAGAACCGATGGACCCGGTTTGCAGCACGCCGGTCGGTGCGCCGCCGGTTCCATCGCCGTTGAGCGCAGCGGAATCCACGGCCAGCGCAATGACCTTGGCAATGTCGGACATCACCAGGTTCTCCGCGTCGATACTGGACTGCATCATCAACTGCCGGGTGATTTCGGTGTACGCGCCCACGTTCTTCGGGCTCATCGTCACCTGGGTGAAGGTCTGTTGACTTTCGGTGATGGGCGTGGCGTCGTTAGTCAGCCAGTAGCCGGTAGCGGCGCCAGTCTGCTTGGGAATGGCGACGTGACCCTGCAAACCGCTCAACCGGGTAGCGCCCATGCTGTACATCACGGACCGGTTGCGCAGGAGGTCGATGAATGACACCAGGTCGGTCTGGATGAGCGAAGCGCCCGCGCCAGCTTTGTCGAGGTCGCGGCGACCAGCGCCCAGGGCATCGGCCGGGACGTAGACCGAGAATTCGGACTTGGGCATACCCCCGACTTTCGCCGCGATGGCGCGATGGCAATCCAGCTCAAAGCCAGCCTTAGTCCAGTCCTTATTGACCGCGGCAGAGACCGCGCGAAGCACGGAGTAGCGGCCCAATTCCTTGCCCGACAGCCCCAGGTGCGCCGCGGAAGTCACTTCCGACTTCTGGCGCTCCTTGATGACATCCATGATTTTCGCCTGGACGGTCGGCACGTCGGCGCCGCCCTCAATCCACGCCTGACGGCTGCGGTGGTCAATGTTCCACTGCTCGCACATTGAACTGATGGCCATGATGCGATCGCGCTCGGCTTTGCCGGCGTCGATGTGGCGTTGCTCAAGTCCGGCCGCGGCCGGGGCGGATTTTTCGGCGGTTTCGGCCGCGGTGATATCGGTCATGGATTTAACCTCTAGGGTTGGTGCGGGAGAAATGATGTCGGTCGGGTCAACGGGCGCAGAGCGGCCCACGCCCACGGTGGTGTCGGCAGGGACGGACACGATGGAAATCTCGAAGGGCTCCCAATCAGTCGCGGTGAACACCGGCTGATTGCGGTCGGTCCCTTCTTCGTATTTGTGGATCATGTAACCCACTGAAACTAGGGAGCGGATGCCGTCCACCACGTCTTGGAAAATTTCGGAAGCGGCGTCGGAACGGGAAAACCGGACCCGTGCGCGGCAGAGCCCATCGGGGTCGACCGATGCCCGCTCAACTACGCCAATTTGGCGGTCCGCGTCGTGGTTTAGGAGCAGAGCGGCGCCGCCTGTGAGCCGGTCCATGCGGACGGCTTCCGGCTTACAGCGCAGCACTTCCATTCCATACCAACGCTCCACGGGCGCTTCGGATGCAAAAGCCAGCTCGACGGTGCGTGCGTCCTGGTCGATAACAGGGCGAGCAGTCAGCCGCAGTTCACGGGTCGCTTTGTCGCCGGCTTGGGGCTTACGGCGGATTTCAGTTCCCATCGGGTGGCTCCGGGGTCGGGGCGGCACCGGGCCGCGGGATTTTAAGGTCGATGCCTTTGCTGTCGGCCAGGTCCAGTTCGCGGCGCCGTTCGTCCAGCACGTCTTCCAAATCCACGCCGTTGCCGGTGAGCGCGATGACCTGCGAGACGGTCATGAATCCGTTTGCCACGGCATCGGCGTACGCTTGAACCTCTTTCGTGGGGTCCACCCAGCTCCAGCCGCGCGGCTTGAACGCCACGGCTTCGAAGCGCCGCGGATTCAGTGCGTATTGGGTCTGGTCAATGCCAGGGATGGCGCCGGCGTAGACGGCGGACTGGAGCCAGAGACGGTGCAAAGGCTCGCGGAATGAGCGGATGTACCAGCGCTGCAAGTGCCGCCAGTGCTCGCGGTTTTCGATAAGCGCTAGACGGCTGGACGAATAGTTCGATTGCGAATAGTCGCCGGACAGTGGCTCGTACGGCACATCAGCGCCGCTGCCAATCTCGCGGACCAGCAGGCGGATGAAGGAATCCATGGCCGCATTGGGACGGGTGGGCGTATAGGCCACGAAGTCCTCGCCAGCGCCCAGGCGTTCGACGATGCCCGGTTCCATCTGTAGTTCGGGCGGGGCGGCCGGGTCGGCTTCGTTCGGCGCAAATTGCGGGTCCGGGCTCTTGATGAAGCCCATGTAACAGGCGGCAGCCCTGGCGGCGGTGATTTCGGCATCGCTGTAGGCTTGCATGTCGTGCAGCCGGCGAATCACAGCGTGCATCCACGGCTCGCCGCGGGTCTGCGGCCATCGGTGGGTCAGGTGCAGATGGGCAATCTGGTTGGCCGGCACCCGGTCCAGCTTCTGGCTCATCCCGGGTTGCATCCGGTATTCGTTCGGGTGCAGTTGATAGATGTAGTACGCGACGGCCCGGCCTTTGCGGTCCAGTTCGACGCCCATCTTGACCACGTTGCCGGAATCCGTGGACGGCACGGCGTAATCGTGGGCCAGGCGCTCAGCCTCGATGATTTCAAGCTGCAGCGGTACGTCGTCGCGGCTTGCGCCTTCCGGGTGCATCCGCACCAGCACCTCTCCAGCCTCAAACACTTCCGCCAGGAGCAGGCGCTCCATGTCGCAAAAATGCAGCTTGCCGGCATGGTGGCAGGCTTCGGCGCGGGTCCAATCCATCCAAACGGATTCAATATCCGCATTGATGGATTCATTCAGGGCGCCGCGGGACTTCCGCACGGCGGCTTGCAGCCCGATGCCGCCGCCAATGACGTTGCCCACCACAATCTGGCGGGCGCGTTTGGCGTAGGGGTTATCCCGGCACAGCTGCCGGGACCGGGCCACCATCCGGGTCAGGGACGTGTGCAGCTCGTTGTCGGCACTGCCCGTCAGCACGGGCCAGTCGGAGGTCAGCCGCGAGACGCGAGCGGATTCGTACATCCGCGCAGCTTTCGGTTTTGCGAGCGGCGACGGGGCCGGCGCAGCACGGCTGATTTGGTAACGGTCGGATGCGATGACGGCAGATGCGCGGGACTTGAGGTCGCTCATCACGGCCTCGCAAATCGGACGAAGGCCCGGCGACGGTCAGGCAGGCCGGCGGCCACTGCGGCAGCGGACTCTTCGCGGGCCACTTCGGACCGGATGGTGTCGCGCAGCTTCAGCAGGTCGGCCAGGTCGTAGCGCTCCAGTTCGCGGCCTTGAACCTGAATTCGGCGGGCGCTATCGGTGGCGACGCCCTGCAACATCGCGTTGATGGCGTCCAGAATCTTGCGGGCTGGCGTGCGGGAGTCGAGACCACCGGAAGGCGCGGCGGCGAAATTGGGCAGGATTTCGATTTGGCCCTGCTCGACGTGGAACCGGTCGTCACCCGAAACGGCGGTGATTTGGTAGTCGTAGCGGCCTGGCTGCCAGGCGGCAGTGGCTGCGGCGGTGGCGGCGATGACGTGGCGACCGTCGCCGTTGTCGGTGCTGGTGAGGATAGCCCGGCCGGTCGGTGAGACCAGCGCGACTTCCAGGGAATAGACGGGCGCAGGGTAAAGCCCAACCGTCGCGGTAATCGCGAGCGTCAGCCCGGCTTGGAATTGGGAAGGGAGGAGCGCCATGCGCGTGACGGTACGCGCATGGCTGGTGACAGGTTAAGTCACGACATTTCGGGGCCAGATGTCAGGGCGACATGTTCTGTGCCTTCCTTTTTTCATCCATTCTCCCTTGCGCGTACTCGTGCAAAATTAAGTGCACAAAATTTGAGATTGTCCGCATATCCGCGTCCGCCCATGCCTGAAGCCTATCCTTTAGCTCAGTCGGTATGCGCAGATGTAAAATGTCATTATTCACAACCGGTCCTTTTTTGACTCTCACTTTTGCTCCTTCTTGTCTCTAAGCGGCGCCCGCCGCGTAATTGTTCGCTCCGAACACTGTAGTTCCCTTGCTAGGACCGCCACGGTGACGCCCGCCACCCGCCGGGCCTTGACGGCAACCCAATCAATCTCCCGGCGCGGCCGCAGCGGCACATAGATTCGCAACGTGGTCCCGCCGCACTCATGCCGCAGCGATTCGATGAGTTTTTCCTTCAACGTCACGTCATCGTCTCCAATTGGTGGCATATCCTGGCCTCGGCTTGTGGGCTACCTGTATTCCTCTAACGCGGTTTCGGTCCACCACGACTCCATCGCGCTCCCTTCCGTGGTCTTGTACCTGACCAGATAGGACGGCGCGGCGTGCATGAATTCGGCTCGCCCGATTACGACGCCAGTTTCGCCGCTGATAATGATTCAGCACGGCGTCATTCAGGTTAAAGCGAAGGTTGCTCATGTTTATCGTCTCCAGTTGGTTGCGTAGCCGGGTCGCGGCTTGTGGGGAATCGGGTTGCTGCGCTTCGGTGGTGGTGGCGGCGGCGGGGCGGGGCGGCCCTCGCTCGGTGGCGTTGACGGCAGTTTCTGCGGCATATCATCTCCCTCGCTTGATTGGCTTTCCGCTTCCGGCGCCCGCAGCCGGTCTTGCAGCGGCTTCCACCGGGTCGCGGTGTAGCGGTCCAGGCCCAGGTAATGGGCCAAGGCGATGTTGTAGCGGGCCAAGTCGAACTGCTCATTCCGGGCGCCCTTCTTGATAGGCCGGTATCTCTTGACCTTGCGCCCTTTGACGTACTCCAGCACCTTCACTTCCGAAAGCAATTGCTCATAGAAGTCGGCCTGCAAATCGGCTGACGTGTGGACCGCAATCCTGTCCTCCAGAGCCAGCCGGCCCATGAGCCAGTCTGCCGTGGTTTCGTGGCCCACCATGAACAATTCCACCGACCCAGGCGCGGGCCGCCCGCGGTAGGTGTACTCAATCTTTTTGCCGCGCCCGATGATGGAAGCCTTCGCCGCCGATGCGCCCTTGAATGCCAGGATGTCTTGGCGCTGACCCTCCACCAACCGGAAGCGCCGCGGCCGGCAAAACTCATAGGCTTCCTGGGTGCTGTCACCGTCGCCCGTATCGATGCCCACCGCCCGGATGATGAGCGGCTGCCCGCCGGCATGTTGGATGGGCGTCAACAGCAGTTCGTCCAGGTCGCGCCACACGTCGGGCAGGATGGTGTCGCCGAACAGGATGTGCGTCGCCACGGTCCAGGCTTCCAGCCCGCACGGACCCGGCCCCCAGCCCAACACCTGGACCTCCAACCGGTTGCCTTGCACGTCGACTGCCGCAGTCAGAATGACCGCGGGCGCCGGGACCAGGCCCAGCGCAAACGGTTCGGCCTTGGCTTGCAGGGCTGCAGGCTGCACGCGGGACGTGGCAGCGGAATAGACTTGGGCCAGCCGGGTGTTGTGGAACACCCTCATCATTTCGTTATCGCCCTGGTCGAGCGCGGCCTTGGCGGCTTCGTACTCGCGGGCCAGGTCCAGCCACGAGGTCCAGCCCAGCGGCATGTACAGGGCGCTGAGCTGGAAGCTCCACACGCCGGGCTCGCCCTGGGCAGTCGGCCGCCACTCCGCCCGGCCGCCCGCCTCGACATCGGCAAACATGCCGGGCTTCGAATACTCCTCGATGATGCAGCCATTCACCGCGCATACCATCCATGCCCGGTTCTGTGACCAGTCCCAATGCAGCCCGGACCACTCCAAAACCTGCATCTCGCCGCAGTGCGGGCAAGGGACGTAGCGTTGCCGCTGGTCGCCACGCAGGTAGTCCGCGTGGATTTTCGACTGTTCTTCTTCGGTGGGTGACGAAATCTCAAGGATTTTCGCCTTCCGCCCGAACGTGGCCAGACGCTTCCGGGCCAGGGACAGCGGGTCGCCCTCGCCCTTCAGTTCCCGCAGGATGCGGTCTACTTCGTCGATGATGAGATAGCGGGCAGACGCTTCCGCGAGGTTGCTGGCAGACCGGGCGGACAGGAACCAAGCGGTCCCGCCGCGGAATTCCTTTGTCGATTGGGTATTCTTTTCGTCGCGGCTGGCTTGCGTGGCGACCCGCTCCCGGACTTCCGGCACCGCAGACACCGACCTGTCGAATCGGCGGGCCACCCGGGCGGCCAGCTTGTCGGACGGTTCCAGCAGGATGAGATTGGCCGGCGCCCGGTGGATGACGGCCAGGGCAAAGATGAGCGCGATTTGCGTTTTCATCATCTGCGAGGCCACCATCATCACCACCTCGCGGGCCGGGTGTTCCGGGCTCAGCGCCCGCAACGGCTCGCGGGCGGCGGGCGTGCGGTCAAGGCGGTATTTGCCCGGCTCAGCGGCGCCCGAATCGGCAGGGATGACGGCGTATTCTTCGGCCCATTCGTCAATCCACAGCGGCGCGTCGGGCGAAAGGCCCGTGCGCCAGGCGTTGATGACGGTCTGGAATCCGTCGCTCATTCGGCGCCCGCCGGCTCCTGCGCCCAGCCGGCCACGATGGCGGCCAGGGTGTCGCGCATCTCAGCCCGCAGACGGGTCTCCAGCGCCCACGGGTCGGAAATGCCAGCAAGTTCGGGCGCCAGCTTCGCCGGCAGCACGTCGACCAGGGCGTTCTGCAGAGACTTGGATACGGCAATCGCGGCCTTTTCCACGCCAGCCCGGTCCACCATGTCGCCCTTCAGCCGGGCCGCCTCGATTTCGGCGATATCCGCCTTGGCAGCAGCTTCGCGGGCCTTGGATTCCGACCACTCGGGCGTGCCCTCTTCGGTCTGGCCGCCGTGATAATCGACCCGCTTCTGCGTGTTGCGGGTCCATTCGGCGTCAGCAACCGCCGGGTCAATCATGCCGTCGACGGTGGAAATGCGGCCGGTCCGGATTGCCTGCCGAACCGTGGACGGGTCGCCGCCGGGCAGGCCACGTTTGGCCCGAGACCGGGCATATTCGGTTGGCAGCATGAATTTGGGCATGTTATTCACCAATGACGCGCACGCCGTTGTATTTGTGGACAAAAATGGAGCCATTGCCATAGCTGCCGCGGGCACCAAATCCCTCAGCGACGCAATCCCAAAGCCTGCCATTCCACGTTCCGATGAACTCCATCTTCGGGTCGACGTCCTCACCCGACCTGGTGGCGGGCCAATACCCCGTGGCACGGTCTTGAGAGATAAGCGCGCCCTTTTTAATCTGCACCCTGCACGGGCATTGATGAGATGCCGGCATGTCAGCGCTCCTGGCCATCGCGTGGCGCCACATGCCAATTTCCAGGACCTTTCCACCAACCGCCAGGGGTATGGGTGCTGGAGCTGCCTTCCCGGAACCCGAGGAAATACCGCCAATGGTAGAAAAACGATTCAGGAATGCTCCACCAGTCCACCGCGACTTTGCGAGTCTTGCATACGCGCAGCGCCCAGCGGCACCAACTGGCTGCGGCAACGGCGGCCCAGATAACTTCGCCGATGAGCCATGTTGCCAAGCACGCCGCAAGCGTCAACGCAGCGCCGGTAATCATGAAGACCAACAGCGCAGGCGCATCCAGGCTGCCAATGTAATCAATCACTGCAATCTCCCACTTCGATGGCAAAAGCGGCGGGTTTTCATCGGTTTCACTCCACTTGATAGGCTAAAGCGTTGAAAAGGGACTGATTTTTTTCCACAGACTAGGCTAAAACCGCGCGCCTGATGCTCGCACGCAACACACCCAGGAAGGACCCGCGAACCCTGAGCCATGCTCACGTCACCCGCTCCCACTTCCACCCCTTGCGATGGCAGTAGGCTTTCGCCTCCTCGCTTGACATGCCCACCATCCACCGAATGATGGGCGCTGCCTGGACGCATTCCCACGCTCGACTCTGGTTGACCACGAACACCGCGCCCGCGCAGAAATGCGGCGCCGTGATTTGCAGCAAGGCTTCACGCTGAGTCATCACGCCGCCCCCTCGAACAGCCCCGCCTGTTCCGGCTTGGCCGGCGCATCCGTAAGCTGCCCCAACGCCAGCCACAGCGCGACGGCGTAGGCTTGGCGGTAGGTCCACAGATTGATGGGCGGGACCTTCATGGCGTCACTCATCCTCATCATCCGGCAGTTCGCGCCCAGCCCGAATCTGATACGCCACGGCGTAATGCCACACGCCAAGCTCACGAGCGATGGCCCGGATTGACATACCAGGCCACCGGATAGCCCGCCGCGCATCCGACCGAAGGTCTGCAGTATCGTCATCGCTCAGTTTGTGCGGATAGCTGCGTTCAGCGATGGGAATTCCAGCGCGACCCGCGTACATGCGGACAGCGTGATAAGTCCGGCTTCCGCCTAGCGCCTTGTATGCCGCCCAAGCGCCACGCAATGGGCAGATGGTCGCCACCACGCGATGCTCGGTTGTGGTCCACTCACGATATGGACTGCGGGTCTTTGCCATCACCCGCCCCCATTCAGCTTCGCCGCCATTGCCCGGCAGCTTGCCTCGGCGTGCGCCCCGGTCCAGCGCCCGCTGTCCGTCTCGCTTTCCCACTGCTTGTGCCAGTGCATCTCGCCCTGGCCGCCGAGACCCTGGTGGTGCCCCTGGGTCAGCACCCAATACGTGCGCTCGGGCGTCGTGATTTGCGTAGGCATCCATTTCATCGTGGTCACTCCATCCGGCCTTTCGATTTGGCAAACGCCATGCAGTCGCAGAACGAATCGTCATCGGCCGGCGCCTCGTGGTATTCCGGGCCGGCCGCATCGACCAGCCTTGCGTTCTCCGCTCGCAGCCGACGCACCTCTTCAGCCAGCGTGACCGTGGATTGTCCAAGTGGCGACAGTTCATGGCGCCTTAACCGCACCGCGGGGAAGTCCAGCGAATCAGCCATGTCCAGCGCTTCATCCACCGTCATCGCTTGCCCTCCGCAAACGCCACGCCCGCCTTGAAGGCCAGGTAAAGCGTTGACTTCCAGAACGACCGCGCCGCATTGATGCCGAACTGGTCTTTGTACCAACCGGCGAATGCGTCGCTGATAGCTTTGTCGCGGCACTCTTTCACCGTACCGCAATTCAACGGTGTGTCAGCCGCCACGGACTCAATCACGGCCGGCGGGTAACGGGATTCGCTCATGTCCTGCCCTCACGCAGCAGGATGGCCCGCATCTCCTTCCGCAGTTCCTCGATGGCGTTGAAGTTGACCCACCGGCTGCCGTCGTCGACCAGATTGCGCAGCCGGGTCAGGTCCGCCATGCACTGGCCCGCGAGGTTGGCATTGCGGTCGGCGGCTTGTCGGGATTCCGACAGCAGGGTGTTAATTCGGTCCAATTCGTCTTGCGTGCTGGTCTTGGCTTTCATGGTGCGGGAAGGTCCAGGTAAGAAGTGATGGTCTCAGCGGCCTTATGCCAGCCCCAGCACGCCGCAGCGAAATAGCCGCGCTGAGCGTAGTGGTCTAGCCACACCACCTGTTCTTTCGATAGCCGGCCGGGTTCCACGCCGGGCGCCTTGGGTCGCTTCAATTCGATGCGCAGGCCATGGAATTGGCCGCGCGGGATGTCCAAAAAGATATCGGGCGGGCCGGATTTCATGCCTTCCGCCTTCAGCCGCCGTGCGGTCTGCGGGTTGACGCGGGCGCCGGCCTGGGTCGAATGCAGCCAGCGCAGTTCGGGCCGGGCTGATTCTTGCGCGGCCGCCCACTGGAATAGGGCCACCTGGTGCTGGTGTTCGATGTCGCGGCTCACCAGTCCAGCCCCTTTTCCAGCGCCTTGTCCGTCCGCACAATCACCCAACAGCACGCCCACCACAACAGCCACACTGGCAGGAACAGGGCCAGGAGTAGGATGCTGGCGGCGACCAACAGCATCACGTCCACGATGCCGCCGACATAGCGGAATGGGCCTTTCACGAGTCCACCCGCTTCGCGCGGCTGAGCCAGCGCTTAAAGTTCGCCGCTGCCAAGCTGTGGATAGTGTCGGAGCCGGGCTCCCGGTAGTCCACCGTCCATTGCGCCGCCGGCCAGGCCAGGCTGGGCTGGCCACGGATTTCCACCGCCACGATGGTCCGCACCGGGTGCGGCCTGGGCTTGGCCACGGTGGTGCGGTAGGTGGCGCCGATGAGCTTGCGCAGCGGGCTGTCGGGAATCATGCGGCGTCATCCTCACTAAACAGGTCGCCCATGCCGCGCAGCGCATTGGCCAGGTTCTTGGCTGCCTGGCGGTAGTAACTGTCTTTCAGTTCGACGCCGACGAACCGTCGGCCCATCTGCACCGCCACATGGCCCTCGGAGCCGATGCCGGCGAATGGCGACAAAACCACATCGCCCGGATTGGTCCACAATTCCACGCCGCGGCGGATGACTTCCAGTTGCAACGGGCAGATGTGCCGCTCGTCATCATGCTCACGCGCGGATTGATACTGCAGGGTGTCGGACGGGTTGATATCCGTCCAAACCGGTGAGGCGATTTGCTGCCACTTGGAAACCGGGTAGGTTTCTGAGTCGTGCTTGACTCGCTCCACCACATCGCCGGGCGCCCGCATGGTCACAAGATAGTCAGGGATGCCCTGGCGGGACATGCTGGCATTTTCCCTGACGGTCTTGTGGAGCAGGCCGAGCGCCTTGGTGCGCTGCATCGCCGTTACCGGGTCCTTCCATATGACGACCTCGCTGGCAAAAATGAACCCGGCCGCTTGAAACGCCCTAATCAGGTCGCCGCGGAAGTCCCACAGCCCGATGTAGCCGTCGCGCTCCTTGCTGGTCGGCATCAACATGCAGTGGAACGACACGTTCCGGCCCGGCTGCATCACGCGCCGCAGTTCGGCGATGAGGAAGCTGAAGTGCTCGAAGAATTCATCCTTTGTCCGGCAGTTGCCCATATCGCGCGGGCTATTGCTGTAGGTGTAGAGGCTGACGAACGGCGGCGAAAAAATCGAGTAGTGAACGGAATGGTCAGGAATCCCGCGCAAGACATCGACGCAATCGCCGTGGTAAAGCGCCCATCCATCGCCGTGGGTTTGGTCTAAGCAGTTCATGCCGCGTGCTCCAAAAATGCCGGCACCCTGATTGGGGCAGCAGGGTTATAGGTATTGCTTTCTTTGCGCGTTCCAATCACGGATGCGCGAACGGCATCCATCGTTTCCGCGGCCATTGCGTCGGCCATCGCCCGCGCATCGGCCTCTTTGCGCTTGAGGTTTGCCACCACCGCGCCTTCTAGGTTGCTGGCGAACACATGGATGTGGCACTCGCGCTGCTGCCCGAATCGCCAGATGCGCCGAACAGCTTGGTAGTACGCTTCCCATGAGTCCGTGACTCCGACGAATGCCATCCGCGCGGCGTGCTGCCAGTTCAGGCCAAATCCGCAGATCGACGGCTTGGAGACCAACACGCGAGCCCGGCCGTGGGCAAAATCCGCCAATCGCCGCTCTTTCACGTCGCTCGGGTCGGCGCCGGCAATCTGGATGGCATCGGGAATGGCCGCAGCCAAGGCGTCACCCTCGGCGTTGAGGTCGCACCACACCACCCAGGGCTCACAATCTGCGTTGACGATATCGGCGCACGCCCGCACCCGGTCCACCAGGGAATCTCGCCTCGCCTGCCGCCGCTCCATGAGGGTTTGAGCATCCATGGCAAACAGCCCATGCGACAGGTCATGGGGAATCTCAATCGAGTGCTGATGAACGTGCAGGGATGGCAGTTCGTACGCGCTGGCGTCGTGACCCAAATCGGCCGGGCTGCGCACCAGTGCGCCCCAGGATGCTACCCACTGCCAGAATGCGGCGCGGGCATGGCCCTTGAGCCGCCACACTTGGGTCTCCCCGCCATCGTGGCAGAAGAATTCTGCCAACATCTCAGCGCGGGACCGGACGCCAAGGAATTCGGCATGGTTGCCGAGTTCCGTCCAGTCGTTCGGGGCTGGCGTCGCCGTGCAGGCCAGCCGATACGGGATGGTCGTCGAAAATCCAAGCAATGCCGCCAGGGTCTTGGCGTCGTGATGCTTGATGATGCTGGACTCATCCAGGACGATGCCGACGAACCGGCATGGGTCGAACCTGTGCAGCCGGTCGTAATTCGTGATGTTGAGCCCCGGCCTCACATCGGCATCATCGCGGGCGTGGGTGATATTGACGCCCACCCGGCCGCCCTCTTCCACCGTCTGCTCAGCAACCGCCAGCGGCGCCAAAATCAGCACGTCCCCGGCGGCTTCCTTGTGGACCATATCCGCCCAACCGATTTGCATCCGAGACTTGCCGAGCCCGGTGTCGGCAAAGATTGCAGCCCGGCCTCGGCGCAGCGCCCATGCTGTCAGGTCTTGCTGATGCGGGAACATCGCGTAATCCCGCAGATGGGCGTCAATTCCCGGCCGGTCGACTTCGCCGAGCTTCCGGGCCACGAAGTCGGCGTAATTGGCGCTCATCCCCGCCCCCGCTTCCACGCGATGAGTTCCGCCAGCAGCTTGGCCGGCGGCTTGTTCTTTGCGTCAGGGCGCGACTTCAGGAATTCCGCAGCTTCGGCATAGTCGTCCAGCTCGCCCTGGTGTTCGATGGCGTCGTGCAGGTCCGCGAACACGTCGCCATCACTGGTGCGGTACGTGGTGACGGGCGTGATTCCGGCCGGGATGTCCATCGGACGGCGAAAATCAGTCATTGACGCCACCCTCCTGCTCGCAGGCCACACCGGTCATCTGGTCCAGCACGCCGGCTTCGTCCAGCAGCCAGTCGGCTTGCTCCTGCATCGTGTCCGCGCGGCGCCGGAAGATTTCCGCCAGTTCGCCAAGATGCTCGCAGGCGTCGCGCCCTTGCTTTTCTCCGGCATCACGGCCGACGACGTAGGCCACCGCGGCGCAAAGGGCGCCAAAAATCAGGTAGGTCAAAACTTCCACTATCAGCTCCTTTCGTTCCAAAGTTCGGCGGCCCTGTCTTGGGCCTGGTGATATCCATCCATGCTGGTGGACTTTGCGGGTGGGCCGGACCATTCGCACCGCGGGCAGACGACCCGATGAATGAACGTCCGTGCCGCCATGCCGGGCGCCACACGGATAACGGGCGCCACGTCGCAGCCACGCGGGCAGGGCAGCAGGTCAACCATCGCCCTGCTCCGGGTCCACGTAATCCGGGGCCACGTAATCGTCATCGCTGCCGGGCTCGCGCCGGTAATCGGCACAGTCCCGAATGACCCAGACGGGCCGCGAACCCTTGCCGCACAGGTAGCCGGCCGGACCGGTCTGAAGCCAGCGCTGGCAGGATTGGCAGCGGGCCGGGCTTACCACGGCAGTGCGACCACGAAACCGGCCCAGGTCAGGACCCCGCCCAGCAGACCCAGCGCCAGCGAGCCGAATGTCGGCTCGGCCTTGCGCACAGACAGCAGGATGAAGCCCATCCCGGCGGCAGCCAGAGCCAGGCCCCATGTCGAAACGTCGCACCGGGCGGCCAGTGCAGGAATCAATTCGCTCATCTCGGTCCGAACCTCCATGTGCGTGTCCGGCGCCACTGCCGAACAATTATTGCCGTACCCACGGAAAGTAATGCTATACCCATCGCCGCAAAAAGAAAAGCACCAATCACGTAATTTCTCCGTAATCCCAAGGGAACCTGACGCCGCGCTCAGCCGCAAAGGCAGCAATCAATTCCTGCAGTTCGCCCATCTCGCGCTTCGTCATCTGCGACGTGCGCCGGCCGATGATGACGAAGCCGCCATTGATGCCGGGCACCACCTTTTCGCGACGCCATGCCGCGGTGAACACGTCCTTCCATTCTTCGGGCGTCAGCCAGCACGGCTTCACCGTGGCGCCTTCCGCGGTGAACCATTCCACCTGCTGCGCCACCGCCGTCAGCATGGCCCACAACCGGGCGTTCTGCTCCAGGGTCCGCGTGGCGTCCTTGATTTCCACCATCATGCCGTCTGGCGCGGCGTCGATGGCGGCGGCCAGGTGCCGGCGCGATTGCGGTGTGAGGCGGAAGATTTGGCGGCTCATACGCCACACATGCCTGAGCATTCGTTACCAAACAACGTGCGCTGGTACATCTTCAGATTCGTTTTTGGCTTAAAAACAACCTCGTCAATCGGGACGCAATCCCTATGAAGATAGGGTACCCCGCGGGTTACGTCGTCCGCTTTCGCGCCCGCCTGTAACTGCCGCTCGAACCACACCACTTTTGCCCACTCTTCCTTATCGGCTTTGATTTCCTCCCACATGGCGTCGGAATGGAACGGGCAAAATATACATGCGCTTTTAGGCGGCTCCGGGTAATTGCGGGACCGCATCCACATCAGGCAGTCATGGCGCGACATATCCAAATCGAGAAGCGGCCACACGTTCTTAATCACAGAATGCTTTGAAGGCTTTTGCCTGTCTGCCTCATCCATGGAAATGCCGATTAGCTGATGAACCATGACGGGCAGTCGCTCATTGAACCGCTTAATTCCCAGCAATTGCTTTACCTTCCGCTCAATCATGCTGACCTTGTAGTCGGCCGTGCAGCTACGGCCGAACATTCCTCTTGTGCCGTCTGGGGCCAGGATGAACGCGGGGATTTTCGCCGATAAATATTTATTGTTTGATTTCTTCGATGTCCGCACGCGCAGTGAATCGGAATACAAATCGCCCTTTGTCACTCGATGCACCGGAAACGGATGCGGGCAGCGCTGAATCTCCGCCTCCAGCCAATCCAGCCAGTCGTAAACCTTGCGCGGCTCCGTTTGCGTGTCGGCAAAGATGGCGTGATGGACCGGCTCAATTTCCCCGCGGGCTGCCATCAATGCCAGTGTGGATGACTGGACGCCAGCGCCCAGAGACAAGACCCGTAAAACGTCCATCACTCAGCCACCTCGCGCCGCGCCAACCCGTCCCGAATACCCTGCAGCGCTGCCACGCCTGCAGCCTTGCGCCGCGCCCGGACTTCCGGCGGCTCAGGCAATGCGGCCCGGTAGATGCGGTGCGCTTCTTCCCGGCGCGGGCGGCAAAGCTGCCTGAACTGCGGCAGGGTGGGCGGCCACTCTTCCGGCCAGGTCAGGCACGCGACCAGGCCCGTGCGCAGCTCCTCTTCGCTCATGTCAATCAGGCCAGCCAGCCAGGTGTCGGACGGCTCAGCGCCATAGCTGCTCGTCCACTTGTGCCCGAAGATGCCCGCCATGCGTTCCCAGATGCGGTCAATATGGGCCGGACCAACATTCGCCGTCGATGGCATCGCAATCGCCTTGCTGGCCGCCAGCACCAGCGGCTTCGCGGCGGTCTCGCTCGGCAATTGCGCGTCGGACTTTCCCAACGGCTGAGTTATCAGAGCGGTTATGGGTTTCATGGGCGGTTCCCCTAGGTGCTGGTGATGCGTGATGCCAATCGGCGCGGAAGCCTTGCCAGTTGCGCTCGATGGTGACGATGACGGCGTGGGCCGTCGTAATGCCGGCCTTTGCGGCTTCGCGAGCTAGGCCCTGCAAGGCGGTCTCGGTGATGGGCGCCCGCTTTGCGTTGCGATGGGAGATGAAGTCGGTGGCAAGCTGCCCGGTGATTCCGTACTGCTGGAGCAGGTCTCGCGCGGGCGTGTGCGCGTTATTGTTTTGTTTCTTGTCTTTACTACCTTTTGTTTCTAAATCCTTTTGTTTATGCGTTCCGGTTTCCGGAATGTGGGAATCGGAATTAGGCAAATTCCGATTTTGGGAATTTGGGTCCAAATTCCGATTTTCGGAATCAGGCTCAAACACGCCCTTCGTGCTCGTGATGTCCCATTCAGTTGACCCGTCGTTGTGCTTCGTCAGCCGCGCATAGCCCAGCGCCCGAAGCCGCTTCATGTCGTTGCAGACCTTGGAATTCGCGCCGAACCGGTGCTGAGCTACCAGCGTGGCAATGGACGTGTTCCAGTCGGCCGGGAAGTCCAGTAGGTAGACCAGCAGGCCCAGCAGGTCGCCCGACAGCTCAGGGTCTCGCACTGTCGCCGATGGGACCGCAACGAACCGCGGCGCCCTGTTTTTGATGACGCTCATGGCATTACCCCTTCTGGGTAAGTAAATAGCTCCCTATGCAAGCGGTAAAGCAGGGCTATACGATATCCCCAGCCCTTTCACCCACCATGTCGGCCACCGGGATGCCGAACTCAAGGTGGATGTCGATGATGCGGCCCGGCGGAATGACGTTGTTGCGCCGCCAGTGAGCGATGTTCTGGCGCGGCAGGCCCAGCCGGCGCGACAGTTCGTTGTCGGAAGGGAGGTCGAATTCGTCACGGATGCGGTCGAGTAGCGTTCTGGCGTCCATCAATGTTTTACCGGGGATGAAAATGCAAAGTATTGCTAGCCTAGCGCTTTTTACCCTGTTGCGCAATGATTGCGCAATGAAGACGCCCCCGCCGCCGCCGATTGCCGCCCGCATCCGCCAAGCCATTGAATGCTCAGGCAAAAAGCAGGTTGAAGTGGCCAAACTGATGCAGGTCAGCCGCCAGTGCGTGCAAGGCTGGGTCCGGACCGGCCGGATTGCCAAGCCGCACCTGTCCAGGCTGGCGGAAGTCCTCAACGTTTCGCTGGAATGGCTCATCCACGGCAACGTGCCGATGAAAGCCCTTCCCGCCCGCCCCAGACGATTTGTCCCGCTCCTGTCCTGGGCTGACCTGGCTTTATCTGCTGGCCCACAGGAGGGGACCGTGTACATTGAGACCAGCGCATTGGTCGGAGCAGGGAGCTACGGCCTACCCATCGACGGGGACTGGATGCAAGGAGAGATGCCGCCGGGGAGCGTCGCAATCATCGACCCGGACCGAACGGCCAAGCCAGGCGATTACGTCTGTGCCGCCGTGGAAGGGCGCTACGTGCTGCGCCAATATCTGCGGGAAGGCGACGCCGTGGTTCTAAAGGCAGTAAACACGGCCTATCCGCCCATCATCGCGGCGGCTGGAAGCGTGAAAATCTTGGGGGTGGTGGCGCGGGTCGAAAAAGACTACTGATTCCCGCGTAATAACCAGAGGCCCGGCGCCGTCATGGCTCCGGGCTTTTTTATGCCCGCCATATAGCCAAGGGTTATAGATGCGCGGCGAAATGCGCAAAAAAAGCCTTGCCGCAATGGCAAGCATTGCTATATTCTACAACCCAAGCGGTAAAGCACCGCCGGACGAAACCGATTTTCCATGCGTGTAGTGCCTCACATCCTCGGGGCGGTCCGCCGCCCCTTTTTTTTGGCACAGGAGTAAACCAATGATGTACGACCCATCCATGCCATACCTAATCCGCCAGCGCAATCGGCGCCATCTGCTGATGGCTGCCGCATTCCTTGCCCTGCTGTTCCTCGCCGCCCTGGTAAGCGCCCAGGTGGGCTACACCTTGGGCGTCGAAGATACCGCCGCCCATGCCTACGCGCTCAGCCTTTCGGGCGGCGACTGCGACGGTGAGAGCGCGGGCTTTCCCGATGCCACGCCGCCGGGGGAGCGCTTCTGATGGGCGTTAACCCTCGCGGCCAGTTGGCCTATGACGCTATGGAGCCCGAAGTCGACGATCAGGCCGAACTTCGGGACCGGGATGCGGCCTTCGAAGCGCAGTTCATGACGTGCGCCGACGTGCTGGAGAGGTTGACGGACGAAGAGCAGGAGCGGTTCGGTGCCCTGTTTGCGGCGTTCCGCGAAGAGTTCGCCAGCATTCCCGGCCCGGCGCCGGCTGGCCAAGCACTGGTGGACTTCTACGACGCCAAGCGAATCGACGCGGCATACCGGATTGTGGACGCCAGGGCGGGCCATCACTATGCCGCCGAGGCGAAAGCCAGCGCGGAATTTGAGGACTGACATGAACGAAGAACAGAAGGCGGCACTGGCAAAGCTGCGTGAGCCATTCGATGCGCACCAAATTTCAAAGTTGTGCCGGCCCTACAAAAAGGACAGCCCGAAGGGCAAGTGCCAAGTCTGCGGCGGATGGCATGGTTTGCCGGCCGTCACCCTGGATTACGTAGGCCATGCCGCCCTGACGGACCGGCTGCTGAAGGTCGACCCGGCCTGGAACTGGGAGCCGGTCGCCTGGACGGATGCCGGTCAGCCCTGCATCGACCGTGACGGCGGCATGTGGATAAAGCTCACCGTGTGCGGCGTGACTCGCTACGGCTACGGTGATGCGCAAGAGAAGACGGGACCGAACGCCACAAAAGAGCGCATCGGCGACGCCCTGCGTAATGCCGCCATGCGCTTCGGCTGCGCCCTCGACCTTTGGCACAAGGGCGGCGACCTGTACGACGGGTGGGAATCGGCCGGTGGGCATCAAGAGCAGCAGCCGACGACCAAAACCGCGCCGGACGCCACCATTACGCAGGCCCAAGTCAATCACCTGCTTGCCCTAATGGCCGAAGTCGGCGCCGACGGTCCGAAGTTCCTGCACTACTGCGGCGTCACCCGGCTGGCCGACCTGCCCGCAGCCGGATTTGAGCGGGCCATCCAAGCATTGGAAGCAAAACGGAAGCCATCATGAAACTTTACGAAATATCAGACACCTACATGCAAGCCATGGCCGCATTCACGGACCCGGAATCGGACTTTGATTCCGACACGGTGGCCGACACCCTGGAAGCCATTGAAGGCGAATTCGAACAGAAGGCCATCAACGTCGCCGCGCTCTTGCGCAGCATGGAGGCCGAGGCCGACGCTATAGACTCCGCCATGTGGAACATGGCAAAGCGGCGCCAAAGGCTTAACGCAAAGGCCGACTGGCTGCGGGGCTACGTACTGCACCAGATGCAGACCATGGGCATCAATGAAATCCGGTCGCCCTGGTTCGTGCTCAAGCCCACCAAGAACCCGCCGGCTGTCGTCGTGGACGACCCAGCAGCGCTGCCCGCCGAATTCATGCGGCAGCCCGAACCGCCGCCGCCGGCGCCGGACAAGGGCGCCATCAAGGAAGCCCTGGCCGCGGGCAGGGAAGTGCCCGGCGCCCGGCTGGTGACGGGAACGCGGCTGGCGATTAAGTAGCGTGGCAGACGAGGTAAGGCGCGGCACGGCATGGCAAGGCAGGCGAGGACGCCAAAGATTCGCGATGGCTCAGCGATAAATGAGCCCGAAGCCCATCGCAACGGGCATCCATTCAACATCACTCGATAGGAACCAACATGAACGCAGTAGCAAAAGAAACCGCTCTTTC